ATCGGCGTCGAGCTGGAGTAGATCGCACCGCCCGATCCGCCGCCTCCCCCGCCACCAGATACGCGAGCCGAGTCCGCATAGAGCGCCCACCCCGAGCGTTTCGCCGTGTCCGCGATGTGGGAGGCCCGCACACTGTCCGCCGAGGTGATCCAGTGGTGGGAGTTCGCGGCGAGGGAATCGCCGATGAGGGAGGAGGCCTGGGCGGAGTCCAGGTAGTACCCCGCGTAGTCGCTCCGCTGAGGCACCACAGGCCCCGTGCGGCCCGCGAACGAGGAGACGCCAGCCGAACCACCACCCGAGGGGTCAGGCAGGAGGTACGCGATGCCAGACCAGTCCACGCGGGAGTTGGAGTCCGAGGTCTGACGGATCGTCAGGACCGGCGACGGCGTGAACCAGCGGATGTCCGAGAGGGTCACCACGTCCAGGCTGATCGGCTGGGTCAGGACCTGGGAGTAGGTGTTGTCGTACACGGGATCGGAGGACCAGAGCCAGTCGCTGCCCACGTCTGTTTGGGACTGGTTGATCGACTGGATCGGGTCTGGGTTGATCCGCATTCCGGAGGCGCAGGCGAGAGAGGCAATGGCGAGGAGGATTTTCATTATTTGCCTTTTTCTGTTATTCTTTCCACAAAGAAACAAATGGGTTTATAGCGGCGGCTGTTACCCATGTGGTAGCGGTTACTGTGAATGTTTGATCTGTCGCGCAGTCAAAAATCCCATACCCTCCCGGCGCACCAGCTAAAAGCCCGCTGGGGGAATTAATGAAAAAGTAGAATCCAGCATTTGCGCCATATGTGATATCATCGAACGTGACGCAAAACTCTATCTCTGTGCATCCCGCCGGAACTTGGATATTCCCAGAAAATCCGCCACCCGTATCCGCAAAAAGATTGATGTTGCAATACCATGCGTTGGTGGCCTGCGGAGTCTGAACATTGATGCGGTAAGTGTCGCCAACTTTTACGCTATTCCCTGGTAAAGTAAATGATCCATATATTGGGGCTGAATGCATTCCAACAATTGACTGCGCTATACCTGTGGTTGTTATTCCGCCGGAGCTGGAAAATGATTTTCCTAGAATCTGGACGCCTGAATTAAGACTTCCTTGATTCACATTGAAATGCATTACCTTTCCATTGACGCCATCATTCGTTACATTGATCTGCATTCCAGATCCGGCGACCGCCTTGACACCCAGGAAGCCTGGAATCGCGTCCGAGACATCGTACAGGACTTTGTGGTCCGAGGTCGGGACCGCCATCCCGTAGACATGGCCCGCCCCGTCCACCGCGAGCATCTGGGATGCGATCCCGGCGAGACTGAGGGAGTCGATGAGCGTCTGCCCGAGCGTAGAGGATCCTGGTACCAGGAGGGTGGATCCTGGAGCAGTAGCGAGAGCGACATCTCCGGCTACAGAAAGTTGGCCCGCGAGTAGAACGTTTCCGAGGACAGTGCCGCCTGTGTCCGTGCGCAGGAACGGAAGGATGAGCTGGTGTGCTCCGTTGACCGTAAGCGGGTTTCCAGCGGCGTCCACGAACTTCGCGACGAGGTAGCCGGGGACATCGCCTGCCGTAGCATCCGTGAGGACCTGGTGGTCCAGGATCGCGCTGGTCTGGACGGTGCCGACGTTGTAGGTCAATCCTCCCGACGTGACTGTGGTCCAGTGGATCGAGTCAGAGTCCTGGAAAAGCGCCGAAGTGCCGCCGCCGCTGGTCGCGCCCTCGATCTGGTCCCGCGTGTACTGGAGGACATCCGTCGCGTCATTGAGGAGGATCTTGTAGAGCCCCGCCTCCATGAAGTACTGCGGAGCGTTCCCGGCAGCGTCGAGCACCAGGGGCTGCGTGAGCGGAATCGTCAGCGCGTAGTCGGCGTAGACGTTCTTCGGCACCGTCGTGGATCCCGCCACGAAGAAGTACATCTGCCCGCCCGACATAGCCGCGCCGTTCGGGAGTTGGAAACGTTCGATGAAGAATGGAGGTGTTGAGCCGGACATTAGTAAAATACCAAACCAGTGGAAGTGATTGCGCAGAATAAGGAGCAAGAAATCGCATTCGCGGAATTGTAATTGGTGATGTAATTCTTTGCGGTTCGCCCCCCTGATCCGGCGTTCGTTTGCCATGCCTTGCAATTCAAATCAATCATGAAATTCACATTCGGAAACCAGGATCCATTTGGGACCCCGGCGTTCGTCGTGGTCCAGGGAACGCCTGGAAGACTTGGACAATCCGTTCCAATTTGAGCTTGAGTGAAATTCCCATCCACCGTGAGGCATCCCGCTTGTGCGTCCGTAATGGTGAGGCAGCGGGTATAGGTTCCGGAAATCACGCCTCCGGTAGTCGAACTCCAGAGCTTCGATTGTGCTTGATCCTGGGGGATCTCCTGAATGGTTTGAATCTCGATTTTGTATCCGTTGAGTCCGGATCCAATCAGGTCGAGTTGGGCCGAATACTCTTGGTTCGCTCCTGTATAGAGGGTGGATCCCCAGAAGCCGCCGAGAATCGGAAGCGTGACGACAAATGTTTCGGAAGAGGAAGACGCCGGAATCTCGATTTGCTTGTTTGCCTGCCAGGCTCCTCCGCTGGATCCTGTCAAATCGAGTTTGAGTTGTAGCACGCCCCCGCTCGCCGCTCCGACGGGTGTCGTGACGGCGAGCTTGATTACCCCGGCCAGAAGAGCCAGCGGGGACAGGTAGTAGGTCGTGCTGACCGGGCTTTCCAAATAGGTCCAATGGAAGGCGCTCCCATTTGCAGGCAGAAGTCTCATTCCGTCGCTGGTAGGCGCGGCACCGGAAACCAGTGACCAGTTGCTCCCAGGCCACGCGGCCGTCAGGATCGGGGTGACAGCCATGAGAGCCACGCCCGCCGTAGGCATGCCCCCGACCGAGTTCCAGAGTTGCCCGGTCTGCGCTGGAAGCTGGAGAAGATTCACTGTCCCAATCCCGTTGGACAGAAGGACGCTCTGCGCGGCGGCGGGGGTCGAGGCGCTGGAGTTCACCACGTCTCCGGCGAACGCATCCACGTTGGCCGTACTGGTGCTATTCAGGTGGACCAGGTGCCAGGTCGTTGAGTTGTTTGCGAAGGTCAAGATCGAGTTTGCCGCCGTCGCCGTGAAATGCCAGAAGGCTGGTCCGGATCCCCCGAGCGTGTTCCACCTGGCTTTCCCGTACTGGGACAGGTTGATGGTGGAATTCGTCGCGGTTGTGCAGCCATCTACGATGTCGAGGAGGGAGACGGGGAAATTTCCGGATCCGGGGAAAAGGCTGTTCCGGACGATACCTCCCGTGGAGGTGATCGCCACATTGGAGACTGCGGCCCCCGTCGCATTGAACAGGCCGCAAGCGATCGCCGCGCCCGTGGATACGCCGCTGATCTCGACGCCATTGGCCGTCAAAGATCCCGACCCCATGGAGATCGTGATCCCAGACGCTACGCTGAGAAGAGCGGTCGATTCTGTCGGCGCGACCTGGAGAGGATTGGGAAGCGAACCGTTCAGCGTGACCCCAGTGGTGATGGACCAGGCTACGCTGTTGAGGTACTTTTGGGTCAACCAGACATTCCCGGCGCTGCAAGCGGCCTTGAGGGCGATCGAATCGTCCGTGGTGCCATCACCCTTCGCCCCGAACCATTCCGGTTTCACCTGGTTGGGAATGGTGACGGTCCCCACGTTGGCGAGCGACGGGAATGAGAAGATCGCCCCCATCCCCGAATAAGCCAGGTTGCGGATGGTCAGATTCGATGTCGCAGTGTAGGTGCCCACAGCTCCTGCACTGGCATCCACGGCCAGGTTGACCGGGAAGGATGGGTCCAGCGTCAGGCTGGTGGAAACGTCCAGGAGAGCCTTGTAATACTGCGTGGTGCATCCGGCGAGCTTGGACATTCGCACGTCATCCGTGGACCCGCCCATCCATGAGAGGAGGATCTGCGGACAGACTCCGGCCCCGAAGATCGGCTGCACGTTGTCCCCGAAGCTCGTCCCGTTGGCGGTGAACTTCGAGCCCGTGGAGAAAGTCATGGTGACTGGGGTGGTGCCGTGGAAGTACGCTGCCGTGGTGCAACGAATTCCGGCACCTGCTGAAACCGTGGTATTCTGGTTCAGCGTGGATGGTTGGCTGAATTCCAGATCCATCCCCCACCGCACCGAGGCAACAATAGCCAGGACAAACGCTGCTGTCTGGTCCGTCGTGGTGTTGTACTGGTAGCCGTACCACTCCGGATCAATCATCCCGTCAAAGATCCGCTTGTAGGGGCCAGAACTGGCCGAGGCGACCAGGACAATCCCGTTGTCGTCCGAGAGACTGGATCCGGGGATCATCTGGAACCATCCTTGGCCTCCATCCCCTTCCGCGAGCGTCCCGGCGACGTAGACCAAGTCGGGGTTGGAGGTCAACGCACGCACGTCCCCGTAGTTCTGTACGAACGCCACGCTGGCGTTGGTGCCCGGGACGCCCGAAAAGCCGCCGCTGGAGATGCCGTCCACCCACGGCGCGACCTGGACGCCGTTCGCGTCCTTGATCCAGATCCGGTAGGCTCCGGGCCCGAGGAAAATCACCGCTGTTCCGGATGCCGAGAGGGTGACCGAGGTACCCAGCGGAGTAGTTCCCGCCGCGTCCGCAAAGACCGTCTGCGGGGTCAGCGTGCCGGACTGGTAGAAGTAGATCGTACCCCCGGAGAGCATTTTCCCGTTGGCTGCGAACTGCTGATAGATGTAGTCGGGCATCAAAGAGAGGTTCATTTTTGCCCTTCTCGGCTGGAAAGAGTGTAGGTTCGGGAGATGATCGAGATGTCAATCCTTGTGATCTGGTCTGCAGTCGCGCTTGTCGCGGCTCTGTGGGTATTCATCGCGTTCATGGATGCTTTCGGCCCTTTGCTGCATCTTGTCGCTGGATTGCCGGATAGAGCGAAGGAAGGATTTTACTCGCTCCTTCCAATGCCGGTGCAGCATATCGCCCGGCTAGATATCCTTTCGGTCCTCCGCGTGCGGCTGTAAGTAAAGCGGCGGCGATTGCTCCAGGCATTCCTGCGACATTCGCTCCAACATTCGCCCCCTCAACCTCCATCAATCCCCCTGGCTTTAAGTTTCCGCCCTTCTTTGCGGCGATCTCGAAAGCGGGCTTCGCAGCCACCCAGGGCTGCGCGCGATCCATGATGGGCTGGTAATCTGGGAACTTGGTCGCCAGGAAGTTGCGCATATCTGCTGCAGCCCCCTTGAATGCGATCTCTTTTGCGGCGCTCAAACCTTTTGTTGAGGTCTGGTCATACCCTTCGGTGCCGAATGTGCTCTTGTAGTGCTGGACCTGGGATGGGAGTAGTTCCGGCTCACTGCCAGACATTCGATTCAGGACAAGGGTCATTGCTCGATTCTGGTCCGCAGGAGTGAACTTTCCTTCGCTGAATTTTTGGGCATTTTTGAAAGCTTGATCCATCGCGTCGATTACCCGATCCTGCGGATATTTGAACGTGGGATCTTTCGTGGCCGTGCGATCCGCCGCCGCCTTCCATGTCTCAACCTCATTCATCTGCTTCGGGAATTCCTTCAAGAACTCCTCTCCAATCTCCCGACGGCTGGAATTCCATGACGGGACCACCTTCGGCCAATGTCCAGCTTCCGCGAAGTCATGGAGTCCTTCGGCGGCGACGTCCCTGGGAACGATGTTCCATTGCGCCACGTTCGGCTCTGTGTAGCGCCTAAGCCCGTTGCCGATGACGCCTGGGACGAAAGTACCGATGGCGGATCCAGCGAGGTTTGCCCCCGGAGTGATCTGCTTGCCGACTTCTGCGGTCGGCGTAGCGAGGTAATCGGCGACCTGCCGTCCACCAATGATATTCGCCCCTTTGAGCGCCTGCAAAAGCATGCCCTCGCCGCCCGTAGCCAATGCGAGCGGGATGGTAGTTGGGTCCTTGAGAATCTGCCCAGCGACTCCGCCCCACGCAGGATCCGCAGATGTGCCCGGATCAGTCATGCCTTGTTCAGCTGCAAGCGCAGCCCTTTGGAGTATTCCTGGGCCACTATCTGAGAGCGTACCGAGCCCCGAGATTGCCCCGGCTACCGTTCTCCCAGGAAGGGAAACGAGGTCCTTCCCAGCTGCGTAGGCGGCGGGAAGCGCCGAAGCGCCTTCGCCCTGGGCAAGAGCTGAGAGCCGAGGGAAGATCATTTGCCCTGCTGGGACGCTTTCGATCTGATCAACAGATTGCGGAACTTGCGCGGCGGCTTGCGTTTCTGGTGTCTGCTGTTCCTGCGCGACCGGAGCGACCGGCGCGGGAGTCTTCACCCCCACCACCTGGGCAAGCGTGCTGGGTGCGGCCTGGGCGGCCTGCACGACAACGCCATCGTCTGGATTCCATGCAGGAACCTGGGCTCGCGTTGTGGTGTCCACCTGTCCGCGCCGCCCCGAGGCCGAAACCTGCATTTGTCCCGATGATGTCGCCACGATTGGCGCGGCCAGTGCTGCGGCAATGGATGGATCCACCACAACGCCGTCGTCAGGATTCCAATCCATTACCGGACCCTCAGACGGATCGTCCCGTCAGGATGCGTGTAATAGGCTCCCACAGGCGGCTCTTGGCCTACGGGGTACGGAACCTTTGGAGAGGATCCAAGCGTCCCGAGCTGGCTCCCCAGCGTTTGGGAGGGTGTCTGCGTGTACGGCTGGACCGACTGCCCGCCAGCCTGCATCGTCGGCGTGGAGTTCGCTCCGGAATGGCGGAGATAGTCATTCGTGAACTTCATCTGCCCCTTGAGCTGGGACATATCCGGATTGCCCTCAAGGAAGCCCTGGGCAAGGATACTCGCGACCGTCGCGGCGTCCATCTTCGCGCCCGAGGCAAGGGCTATCTGGAGCCGTGCGGCGGCCTTCGGTGCGCCGATCATCATGAGCAGGCTTTGCGTTCCTTCGGTGCCCGGAAGCCCTTCCGCTTGGCCGAAGTTCTTTGACCACGCCAGGAGGCCAGGAGCGTCCGTCGGAACCGTCTCTCCGAGCTTGGCGTAGGCGGTCGCACGATCTCCGAAGGCGTCCAGATCCTTGGTGGACGTGAAGGTCATCGGGTTCAGGTGAGCATTCCCGAGGATCGGGTCATTCTTCGTGACCACAGAATCGATCCCCGCTGCGAGCTTCGATGCTCCTCCGAGTTCGGCATTCTTCTCCGCAACCTCGTTGACCATCTTCTTGACGCCCATGTCGTTGGACGACGCGGCCAAGGCTTGATCGAACTGCTTCCCGTAGGCTTCCCCCAGATCGTTGTGGACGGCCAAGGAGACGCCCTGGACTTTCCCCTGCCATTCGCGCTGCTGGTTCATGAGCGCGGCGTAGTCCGGCTGGCCATCCTTCATCGGGGCGACGAAAGGAGGTGGGCCGATTGCGGAGATCTTGTCCTGGACGTACTGCTGGAGCGCCCCGTTCACCGAAGAGAGCGTTCCGTCGTTGTCGTAATGGAGCCGGGCAAGCGTGGTCGCTCCACTCTGGAGGATTGAATCCGGGGTATCCTTCGTGAAAGCGAGAGGGCCAGAAGAAGCGGAGGCCACCATCCTGCCCATCATTGTTTTGGAGGGGTCGTAGCTGTCCTCCACGGCCTGCTGCGCGGATCTGTTATCCGGAAGTTGGACCGGCACGGTATCCGACTGCGCGACCACTGGCGGCGGTAGCTGCATGGTCGGAGAAGGCGGCGCGGTCTGCTGGCCTGGGGTGATCTCGACTTGGCCCTGGATGTCCTGTGAGCCTTGTTCGGGCGCTGGAGCCGGGGCTTGGAGATCCCCATTCGCTGCCGGCCTTGGCTGCATCCCGAAGAGTTTGGCAAGCGCCTGCGAGTTGAGCGAAGGCTGAAGAGCGGGCGCGGTAGGCTCGGCCTGCTGCGGAAGTCCGAGTTGAGCACGCGCAGCCTGGGCAGATGCTTTGAGTTGCTGGAAGTAGTCCGTGAAGGACGATGGCGCGACTTGCTGCGGCGCAGGCGCAGGCGCAGGCGCAGGCGCAGGCGCAGGCGCAGGCGCAGGCGCAGGCGGAGGAGGGGGGGCAGCGGTCACCAGCCGGTTGGAGGGCTCGGCAGACATCGGTGCATCCGTCTGGGATGCCGCCGTGGGCTGGCCTGCGGACGGATTCGGAGCGGATCCAATCCCTGGTTCCCCGATCTGCGCACTGTTGCGCCCTGCTGCGGTCGGATCCGCTCCCATGTTCCGGAGTTGGGCGTTTGCATATTGTGTGTTGACCTGAGCGCCCTTTTGCGCGGCGTTATACTGCATCGCCGCTTCCATCTCATCTTTGCCAAGGCCAGCGGCAGCGGCAGCTTTGTAGAATCCAGATTCATCCAAGTCACCCGGCCTCGTAACGACAATCTGCGCCCCTGTATTCGGGTCCGTTCCATAGACGGGAGCTGTCGCGATGTTCGCCGCGAAGATGTCCTTCAGCTTCCGCGCCTGGGCTGCATCCTTGATCGCCAGCATGTCCCGCATCCCCAAAGGGGCGGGAGTCGGGCTGTCGTACCAGTTTGTCACTTGTGCCATCATCTCTCCTTAAAAGGTGGAAAGGATGCCACCGGCACTATTCCCGGCGTTCGTGGCGGTGTTGTTGGCGTTCTTGCCGAGGGCATTGTATCCGCTTTGCTGGTCGACGGCGATGTCTCCGAAGTTGGCGTTGATGCCAGAATTGTATCCAGCCTGAAGCCCTTGGTTCGAGCTGGTCGCGTTGAGTCCCAGCCCGGCGAGCTGTCCGAAGTTCCCGACCTGCTGCTGGGTAAAGTTGTTCGTGTTCTGCGCGTTCGTGTTCTGCTGGGTGTTCGTCAGGTTGTTTCCAGCGAGCATCTGCGAGTAGGCGTTGTTGTAGTTTGTCTGGGCCATCTGGTTGGCGTTATTCGAGAGAGCCTTCTCCATGCCTCCCCCGACTGCACCGCCCGCGATCCCTTCGGCCTGGATCTCTTTGTTGGCTTGATCGATCGAATAGGCGGACGACGGATTCAGGTAGTTCGCGATGGCGTTCCCGGCGCTGTTGTCTGTGACCGCCGCGTTGGGGGCTTGCGTGCGGCCTTGGATCGCGGCTTCCATTCCGCTCGCACCTGTCGCGCCTGCGGTCGTGTAGGGGCTGAAAGCGGCATTCGATCCGGCCTGCCCTTGCTTGAGAACATCCGTCCCTTGGTTGACGTTGTTCTGGAAGTCCTGCATCCCCTGTTGGATGTCGTTGGAGTTCATGATCCCGCCGACGAGGGATCCCACTCCAGATGCTGCGGCTCCTAAAATTGGTGCTGGCATCGTTTCTCCTATGACTTAGCGGGAAGGACGGTGAACCAGAAGTGCGCGTAGTGCGTCGTCTTCGGGATGGTGATGGACTTGGTTCCGGCTGGGTAGACCACGCCGTTGACATCGAACGCGAGAATCGCCGTGAACGGAAGGGCGATCACCGCGTCGATGGAAGCGTCCGCAGGGATCCAATAGGTGCAGTCGCAGTGGTTCCCGTTGAGCGTGTACTTGAAGGCGGAAGTCCCCGTCAGATTCCGGACGTTGTTCGCTTCCAGGAGGTCATCCCCAAGGACCTTGAAGTACCGCGCCCATGGAGGCGAGAAGTCGCGCTTCGACCCATCCGGAGAGAATACTGGCGTATCGACTGGCGTCGGGAAAAGGTTGGCGCTCATTGGGTAATGTTCGGGTCGTTCGGGTCGAATGTGCCGCGATTGCCGGTGGCGGATTTGATTTGGGTGGGGCTGAGTGCGATCCACGTTCCATCATCCAGACGAATTCCATCCGCTCCCGCTTTTTTTGCGGCCTTGAAGATTTTAGCCTTGTCCGCTTCGTCGAATTGTTGCGTAGTGAGACCGGGGGAATATGGATTTTCCATCCTTACGTGTACGGGCATGATGTTTTCTGCTCCACCTACAGAAAACCGAGAGTCAATTGCCGCGTTATGTGCTTGATCTGGATTTTCAGCCAGGAAGACACCTTTCTTGTCGGATCCGTATGTGCGCCCCGTCATTTTCGGGTCGAATGATTCAAAGTCAGAAGACGTTCCGTGATACATGACCAGAGGGTTCCCCGCTGCGTCTACCGCCCTCGACCCACCGAGCCACTTCTGGAAGTTCGGGTTGTCCAGGATCGCGGCCCGTGCCTTCGGTGCCACCTGCGCCACGCCTGCCCCGACCCCATGCCCTGCACCCATCAGGGCAGCGGCTAGACCCATCGAGGCAGGATCCACGCCCCCACCTGTACCGTACTGGTTCGCCGCCTGGAGCCCCGTCTGAGAGGCAACGTCAGCCCCTCCGCTGAGAAGGCGTCCAAGCACTCCTCCACCCAGCTTCGCAGCTCCTGCGCCCACCGCTTCGCCAAGGCCTGCACCCAGGATCGAGGTAGGGTCGCGCATGATGTTTTCTACGATGGTCGAGACACGGCCATCACCGCCAGCGGCTTGCGTGCGAGCCATGGACGAGAGGAAGTTCCCGGAATTCGCTGGCCGCGACGGATTGTTGATGATGTCCTGGAGGGTCGGCTGGTTTGGATCGTAGTTCGCCAATGCTGACCACGCTCGCCCAGGCATTGAGGCCGCATCGAGGACTCCAGCCAGCGAGCGGCGAGGGAAGCCGCCTCCCTGTTGGGTAGCCGCGACTGTCCGGGGGAACAAGGCATTGATGAAGTCCTGCGCCTCCATCAGAACCTGCACGGGTTGCCGTTGAACATCAACGCAACCAGGATGAAGGGAACGGGGTCGGTCATGGCGATGCGGAAGACGCGGTTCCGGCCCATCCCGCACCCGAGCACGCGGGTACGGTTGGTGTACTGGCCTTGGCGTCCAATCGGGGCGGATCGCTCATTGGACCACGTTTCCCCGGTGTCGTCAGACCATGCGAGCTGGATCTGGGGATTCGTGCCCACGCCATCCACGTTGTCCACGGTCGTTCCGGATCCCTGGTTGCAAATCACCTGGACCCAGTTGTAGATCACGTTGACACCAGTCGCAAAATTGATTGGCGAGGTCTTGACGCATCGGATGTAGTTGATGCCGGAATCGGTTGGATTGTCATTCTGGTAGTAGGTCGGATCCAGCGAATAGATGGCCGAGGAGGTGGTGTCCCCCATGATGATCTGGTCGTAGTTGGTAGAGACGTACATCCCCCGCCAGCGTGCGAGAAGGCCAGTCGCCTGGACCAGAGAGGTCCGCTCATGCCATGCGTTCGTGACCATATCGTAGACCAGCGTCCGGTTGGCTGTCGGAAATTGCATGACATAGAAAGCATGTCCGGATTGCGCGTAACAAAATGCTTGGCAATCAGACCAGGTCCCCATACTCTCGATAAGTTGTTCAATCCCTCGCGTCGAAATGCGGATCGGGGCCATTCCATCGTTCGAGAAGACCCCAAGGGTACCGGCGAGGTCGGTCCCGAGGAAGAAAATGTTGTTCTGGTAGGTAGCGACCGAGTTCTTCGCTCGGCACCCAACGTTGATGATCGCTCCCTGGTACCGGGCAAAGAGTTGGCCGTTGTAGTTGCCGGTGTCGTAATGGACTTCGCAGGAGTTGTCTTCTCCGAAGAGCCACAGGTAATTATTGCAGTTGATCAACCATGCGATGTTGTCGGCTTTTCCGATCTTCGCACCCGAGTACAGCGGATTCCAGTATCCCTGTTGATTCGCCGGGTCGTATGGGGTTGCGGAATTGTTCTCCTCGCTCATGTAGTACGAGCTGGAGTAGTAGTAGGTGTTGGTTCCGGGGACGTTGACGATGAAGTAGGTGTCCAGGTAGGTGCAGCAGGTCGGGGGCACTGTCCCTGCGGCGACGCCCGGAAAGTACGGATCGGAAATCACCGTGAAATTGTTGTCCGAGTACCGCAGGATGTAGCCGTTGGTACCGTCCACCAAGAGGAGAAGGTTCCCGTTCTCGACTGCGGAGACAACGCCTCCGGCGGTGTTCAGGAGCCCTCGAAGGATCTGTGATCCATCGAAGAGGATTTCCGAGAGGCGGTTCCCATTGACGACGAATGTCCGGTATCCGGTGCTGGTGAAGTTGCACCGGCACGCGCCATAGTTGATCGCAGGGACACTCCCGAACCGCTGGAGTCCGGGAATCTTCAGTAGGTAGTACTGCGCCTTGGAGTTCTCACTCTGGGAATTCTCCAGGTACAGATTCTGACAGATCTCGGAACCGAGCGCGTAGTACGCGGTCGCGTACGGCTTGTCACCTAGCGGGATCGTGGTCATGATTCCGCCCGCGTTGCTCACTACATCCCCGCGAAGAAGTTGAAGCCAGAATGTCCCGAGATGAGCCCGTTATTCATCTGCTCCATGGTGGAGACGAAGTTCGCAGCCTGGATATGTTTCAATGCCGAGTTCGCCTGGATCACCACGCCCTGCGGAAGGTCCACACCCCACTTGACGGCGAGGCGAAGGGTCAGGACGAGGTCGAGAGGAGACCAGTACTCCGGAGGGTCCATGAACTGGTCGGAAACCGTCTCGTACTCCGTCATGTAGGCCGATCCCATGACCCGCACTGACCATCCCTGAGCAAGCCCAGGAAGGAAATAGATGGTCATGAGCGGGAAGCTGGTATTGATGTAGGCTTTGTCCGGAATCGAAACGATGTTCTGGATCGCCTCGCGCTGGTATGCCTCGTAGGGCAAGATCTGCACGGGGTAGTTGATCCCGAGTCCCGGCGTTCCGGAGATCACCGTGATCTGGTCCACGTTCGTGGGTCGCTGGGAAATGTTCCCAGGGCCTCCGACACTGGTCCCGAGCGTGACGTTCATCATTGGCGCGATGGCCGTGAACGTCTGGTCGTAGATGTTGTAGTTCTTGTTGTTGAGCGACCACTCGGCACGAATGGCATTCAATTCGAGGAGTGCTTCCTGGGCGACCGCCGGGTCAACCGTGTCTCCAAGCGCCACGACGCCAACGCGCCGAAGGGCTGAGTAGAGGAGGTCGTACGCTGTCTCGGTTCCGATCACAAGCACCCCCAACGCAAAGAAGGGAGGGCCGTTTCCAGCCCTCCCGAGTGCCTAGTTCCGCAGACGAATGATCCAAGCGGGCTGAGCCGTCTTGTACCCGTACTGGATGTCGAAGCGGGTCACCTGGGCAGGACCCGAGGATCCGACACCACCCGCACCAGCCACACCCGAGACACCCAGGATGTCGAAGCCCTGGAGCAACCGAATCCGGAAGTCAGGAACGTCTTCGTCCGAGATGATCTGCGACAGATCGAAGGCGCTGGCCTTCGGGGTGTACAGACCGGGGGACGCAGCGACCACGGCGGACTTGTGGAAGATCAGCGATTCGACGCCAGAGAGACCTTGAGCCGCCGTCCCGACCACTGTGATGCCGGGAAGCTGGGCACCCGTGAGCTGGAGCGTGACGCCGTTCAGCGAAGCCGACACGTTCTGGTAGGGTCCCGAGATGATCGGGGCCGGGCTGACCAGGACGGAGGTGACGCCGGGGGCGTAGGTCGCGAGGACCTGCACCTGGAACGGGGTCGCCGTTACCTGCTTGGTCTGGTAGTTGACGATGTACTGCGCCGGGGCCTGGAACACGTCGCCAGCGTTGATCGTGCCAGCCGTGGCCGTGACGGTCAGGGTAGCCGTCTCCGCCCATGCGCTGCCGTTGCCGCCCGCCGAGACCACCAGGGTGGGCTGCACGCCGTTGACGTGCTGGACCATGCTCTGGGTCGCGTAGAAGCGAATCCCGGAAAAGGTCCCGATCTCGCCCTTGCGGAAGAGCTCATCCACGTTGGTGAGGGGGTGGAAAATCGTGGTGTTCGCGATGGTGAGCTGCTGCTGTGCGGTGGTGGAGAGGAATCCGTAGATCTCGCCATCATCCGGCACCGCCTGGTCGAGCAGGATCTGCTTGGCCTGGGTGATCAGCGTGGGGGTGATCGCGGTGCCATAGGCGCCGATGGCGTATCCCGCGCTGTTGGCGACGCCCAGAGCGTTAGCGTCGAGTCCGCCGGATCCTTGGCCCGAGGTGGCCGAAAGAGCGCCGGGCACGCTGTTCACGATGGAGGCCACCAGATCGGCGTCCAGGTTGGATGCGATGTTGGCGGTAGCGGGCTTGATGTACCGCTCCGAGAAGCGGGCCAGCTTGAGGGACAGGTCGCCTTCCGTGAAGGACAGCGGGATGGTGTAGGTCCGGTCGATGACCAGCTTGACGTAGTTCTCGACCACGCTGGAGTTGCCGCCGTTCCACGCCATGTTGTTGCGCGTGCCGGTGAAGCCGACAGGCTTGCGGAGGGAAAAGGAGTTACCAATCCTTCCGTCGGTCTTCGAGAATTCGTCGTTGTACTGGAAATCGACGTGGCCAGCCACGACGAGGTTGTTCCGGAACATCATCAGCGTTTCTTTGCCAACGATTGCCGAGGTGATCATAGTGGACATGCTTGGACTCGGTTTCTGCCCTCAGTGGGGCGGATAGATGGATGAATCGTTTGCAGGAAGCCCCGAAGGACTCCAGGCTCTCGATACATCCACCGACCGAGCTTGTCCGTGGAAGAAGCCACCGCAGTGGCACGATGTTTAACGTCCTCGCGGACGACACACAAAGAATACAACAATCGCGGGGAATTCGCAACCGACTACAAAGTGTGGCGCAACTTCTCGTATTCGGACTGCGAGAGCTTGGCGATTTGGGCGTCACTCATGGTCCGTAGGCTCCGCTTCCCGCTGACCGGGCCAGAAGAGGCCCGCACCTGCCGGGGGATACCATCGTCCGGACGCTCGGCAATCGCCTTCGCAAGGGCTCCGGAGGGCTGGGAATCATCCTCTTCTCCCTTCTTGTACCGCTCTTCCAGATTGATCTTGGCGCTCATCTTGTGCATGGTGCGGATGAATGCGCGGGGATCGCCGTTCTTCCCGATTTGGGCCAATTGCTGGAGCAGTTCGCGATCCCCGTCGATGTCGCGCATCAATTCCCCGACGTATTCGTCCAGAGCCAATTCACGGAGGATTTCGGGGTGGATGTCGTGGGCCACGGAATCGAAGAATTCCTTCGAGGATGCGATCTCGGGATCTCGCTGGATTGCCGCCGTGATGTTCTTGGAATAGGTGCTGGTGATGTGGTCTCTCTCGACCTGGATCGCAGCGGCCCGCCGCTCCTCGATCTTCCTTTCCTCGAAACGAGCTTCAGCCTTCGCCAGGATCGCCGCGTCCCGAGCCTTGAGGAACCTCACAGGGTCATCGAAGTCAGCCGGATTGATCTCGTCCGGATCCTTGATCTTGGCGAGCTCCGCTTCCTGGGCCTCGTACTTGGCTAGCTTTGCGGCCAATTCGCGGGCCTGAGTCGCATGGGAATCCCGCTCCTCCTCGATCTCCTTGAATCGGGCGTAGGGGATCGTGTTCAGCTTCGGCGTCTCGGCCTTGAATGCGGCGGATGCCCGGAACGGCTTCTCGACCGGAGTTTCAACCTCAGTGGTTTCGACTTCCGGCGTCTCGACCTGTTCGACTTCCTGGATTTCGATTTCTGTGCTCATGACTTACTTCTCCTGGCTGGGTGGCGATTGGTGGGACTCTGCGAAGTCGTGATCGAGCTGCTTGTGGAACACGCTGGTGTGCCCCTTGTGTGTCTCCAGGGCCAAATCGATCTCTCCCTGGGTCTGGAGGAGGTCCGTGTCCACCACGCCCTTCTCTGCGATCTGTTTGGATGCCGCTCCGAGCTTTGCCGCGTTCTGGCTCGCCTCGAATTCGTGGTCCTTCTGCTGTTTGAAGATGTCCGCGTGTGCCCGTTCCTGGATCTCCGCCACCTTCGCGGCCTTTTCGAATTCCAGCTTCTGGTTCGCCTGCTGAAGCTGTTGATTCTGCTGGGTGAGCTGCTGGAGCTTCTGGAGAAGCTGCGACATCTGGGCCTGCACGTCCTTGTCGTCTCCGTTGGTCGCATTGCTCGCAGCCAGAGCAGCGGGCGGGATCATCGTCCGGGCGCGTGCGGCCATCTCCTCAGCACCATCCCAATTCTGGAGGCGGAAGAAGATGTCGCCGTACATCTGCATGAGCGCTGGATCGGCCTGGAGGAGTTCGGAGATCTTGGTTGCCGCTTCCTGCCGGCTGCTTTCGTAGCTCGGTCCAGTGGAGATCGAGACGGCGTACTTTCCGACCGTGAGATCGTGGAAGACTTGCTTGCCGTTCTCCTCATATTGTTGCTGAATCGGGATTGTCGTCACCTGTCCGTCAAGCCCTTGGATTTGTCGGATGTGCGCGTAGGCGTAGTAGGACGGGATCAGGTCATTGATGATCTCGCCTGTCCAGCGGATCGCTTCTCTCCAGTTGTCCACGAATTCCAGCGTTCCGATGTTGGACTGCGCGAGGTGCAGGCGCATCGTGTCATTTGACACGTTCGACGGAAGGTCGGCCATCGGGTCGCGGATGCCGATGGTGTTGCGGATGTCGTTGCCCACGTCCTGCGCGACCTCAAGGGATCCTTGCGGGGCAGCGGGCGGGTCGAGGCGGATCGGCGCTCCGTCATCCGTGTGGTTGAAGGGGAGGCCGGGGATCCCGTTCAGGTTCGAGGAGGACCAGATCTTCTCGTACCCCGCAATCTGGCCTTGCGTGTACATCCACTGCTGCACGGAGGATCGCGAGATGTAGTCAGCCAGACGGGACTTCGCGAGGTTGTGCAGCATGCACATTTCCCGCACGTCGCGCACGATACCCTTGAAGGCTCGATCCTCTTCGATGTAGTCCTCTTCGCCGGTCAGGAAGACGATGGGGCACTTGTGGCCCTTGTAGGCGGTGTTGCTCTCCAGAATCTCGTTCCCCGAGAGGATGTATTGCTCCCAGAATCCCGTCGTCTTGTTGAGGCACCAGTACTCCATGACCTGTACCGCATCGTCCATGAAGGAGGAGGAGTTCTTCCCGTCCTTCGGTGCGGTGAAGTCGGCGTCCGGGTACAACTCCTCGGCGTCTTCCTTCGGAAGCCAGGATTCCAGCGAACAATCCACCGCGTCGGAGTAGTTCTTCTTCGTGGCGTTCGGATCGAAGCGGACCTTGGTGGCGTTGAGGATCCGGTGGATTTCGATGTTGTACTCCGCTGTCCCGTCCTCCTTCGGAGTCTTGGTCGCCATGACCTTCCACACCCCGATCCCACCGATGCAGATGTCCCGTAGACCTTTGAGGAATGCGGCTTTGGCGTCGTCGCTGTTCTGGATGTGCATCGCGATCCCGTTCCGCACCTTGGCGGTATTCTTGTCTGCACCTTCCGACACGGGATCGATGTGGAACTGCGGCATCTCAGCGCGTTCGCGGTTCACGATGAAGCGGACGTTCCCAGGGATCGGGTTGTAGGTGACGCTGTTCAGGCCCGCCGCCGTGCGCTTCTGCTTGACCGCCTCGTCCCACTGATTTCCCGCCGCGAAGCGCTGATCATCCACGGTCGCTGCCATGACATCGGCCCACGCCTCTTCGTGGATTCGGATGCGCTTGGCGAACCGCTTGAACTTTTCTTCGTCGGTTTCTGTCTTCTTAGACTTGAGCATCTTGCGCCGCCTTCTTTTCCTGGATCAGTTCGGTCAGGGTGATCTCGCCCGCCTCCATCCGCTGGAAGTCGCTCTCCTTGAGCTTGACGGCTCCGGACTCCAGAAGTTCCTTCGCCTCTGCGGTGCGCTTCTCGGACTCGTCCACGGCCTCGTACAGGCGGATGGAGTTGCGGAGGAGCTGGCGGACCACCTGAAAGACCTCGGCCCCGCTGACGTAATCTGTCCCGTTGACGACGAACACGGGCGGGAAGATCTCGTACCGGATCATGCCGTCCATGATCTCCTGGTCGAAGCCGTACATCCCGAGCTGTTCGATGGCGATCAGGCCACCAGGGATAGCTTCGAGGATCGCCTCGGCTGAGACTTCGAGCGGGACTGCCTCTTCAGGCTTAACCCCATCGAATTCCGCTTCCAGTACTTCGCTCATCTCCACCCCCCGCCCATGAATGGGCTCGTCTGTTGTATCGTCACCATGTTGGAGATGTCCACCAGATTCGTGGTCTTCTCCACGCTGTAACCGTCAGAAAACTGCATCCATGCGTCCGCGCACTCGGAATGCCCTTTGGATTTGTCGGGGATGTCAAGCCAGCACGAATGCCGTGTGTCCCAGGTCTTCCCATAGCAATCGAGATGCTTGATCCCATCGGCGCAGTTCGTCTTGTCGAACCAGACGTTTGGGAGCTTCGTTCGTGCCTTGTTGATGGACACCATTTTATCCGGCGTGCGCGGCACCACGACGATGTTCGTCAAGCCCAGGTCTTCCAGGATCTTCTTGGCGGTGTTCGCCTGCCCGCTGGTCTTAACCTGCCTCCGGTGGTCCGCGTCGTGCGGAAGGAAGTGCGTTCCGAAGACGTATCCGAACCGCTGCATCGCGGCGACGTAAACATCCCACTCCTGCTCCCAGTCCTCGTAGTATCGGATGAAGTTGTCCTGCCCGTCGCGGTGCTGGAAAAACCAGATGCCCGTGCCGTCGGATCGCCCGATGTCCCAGAAGGTATGGACGGGGTACCCGCGCTGCCAGGGAACGTCCGTGATGCGCCCATTCTTGCGAATGGACTTCATCTGCTCCGTGAACCAACATCCCTCGGTGGACTGGTCGAACGCCTCCTCCGCGAAGCTCGGGAACTCCTGGTGCATCTGCTGGGGGTCGCCGCCGTAGTTGTTGCGCCGGATCGAGCAGTACCATTGCCGCTGGCCCTGGGAAAGTGTGATCCCGTTCCGGGCTTCGATGGTGGCGAAGTACTCGTCATCGGCAGGCGACACGACCTCGGAAGAATCCTCCAGGGAGTACTCGTCCATGTCGAACCAGGAGAAGAAGTGGAACTTCCAATCCAGCGGGCAGGGAATGTGACCGGCCTCGACGCGCTTGATCGCCTCCAGGACGAGATCTGCGAAGACCCCACCTTTCCCTTCGGCGGTGCTCTCGATGCATCCCCAACCGTCTTTCGGGAGGCCGGTGATCGATCCCGTCATGACCTCACGGGCCTTCCCAGGGTAGCGAGCTGCCGTCTTGCCAAGCTCCGAGATATGGAGCATGAACGGCGTCTGACCGCGTGCGGAGGAGGTCACTTCGATGCAGGATCCGTTGTTGAACTCCAGCATGGTCTTGGAGTCGGAGATCGTGTGCCGGCCCTTGAGGACCACAGGAGGCATGTGCTCCCAGGCGTAGACGATGGTATTCCGGAACAGGGCGGAGGCGGTCCCCTTGTCCTGAGCCTGAATCACGGTGCGCGTATTGTCCCGGAAGATCGCTTGATCGAGCTGGATCAATGCCCAACAGGTCGTCAATCCGATTTGACGACCTTTGAGGACGAGATTCCGGTGTCCCAGATTGTCGAGAAATTTCCGTTGCGCCCGATTCGGAATGAATTGAACATCTTTGCCGGATTTATCGACGATGTGGTATAGATGTTCCAATCGCCAGCGCCACGACCCGAGGCATTTTTTCAATTCCTCTTTCGTGTACTGCTCGCTCATGCGCCTAATTCGTTTTCGCGATTCGATTTGATAAATGCGAATGGGTCGAACTTGTGTGCGTCGGGATCGTCCAGCTCCCGGACCCTGCGGACCCCCTCCATCGCGTCCTTGGCTGCGGAGATGTTGTCCCGAAGCTCCTTCGAGCTGAGTCCCCCTGCTTCCAGGGCAGTCTTCGCCGCCTTGAGGCCGAGCCGGAAAACCTCGTCCGCCGTGACCATGGCATCCACCGCTAGGGCAACGCCTTTGCCGACGGTAGCCTTGACCGCCTCATCTACCTCCGGGTTGGGAAGGCCAGCCATCTGGCCAGAGACGAGGGCGCGGGTCGTTTCAAGCCCATCCTGCCCTATTCCCTTGAGGCGGCGCGTCAACGTCTTGTAGGGGATCCCGTACCGCTTGGCGATCTGTGGTTGAGTCAGGACGCCAGCGCGCCAGTCCGCGATGGCGGCTTTCATGGCATCTGGGTCGTATTCGGTCGGAGTTCGTGCCACGGACAGAATATACGTCGTTTTGTCCACTCATGGACAGAATTGGACGGAACCTAGAGGCGGATCTTAGCTATTCCATCATCTGATGGCCCATCAAACCTGAAGTAGATGGGCTGGAGTCGTATCGGTGAAATCGCCAAAACAGGAGAGCGCTGGATTGTTATCGTCCTGCCTGTTGACTTCTCGTCGATCTCGATTTTTCCCTCCTTTAACAAGGAGTCGATAACCTTTGTCTCTTCGGGATTGGCGGATTGGAATATGGCCCCGATACCCTCTTTTCCTGGGCGCGTCACTTCTTCCCCCTCCTCTTGACTTCCCGGACCAATGCCTCTGTGTCCACGTCCTCAACCTTCGCTGGCCCTTGGATCGCCAGCCGGAACAAGTAGCACCGCGCCAGATGCTGCGCCGTCGGGCTCGGATCCCACTGATTCCCGAAAGCGTGAATGCTCGTCTGAGCCTCCAGAGGTTCGCCCGTGAAGCTCCCGACCAGCGCGTCCAGGTTGGCGAGTACCGCGTCCTGCCAGTGCTCCAGCGGATGTGGGGCCTTCCAGGGCGCTTGGACCTCCAGGACCTCCACGGATGCGTGGATCACCCCTTTGCGCCCTTCTAGGGCTATCTCTGACCTCGCATGGGGCGCGTCGAGGTCCAGGACGCGGAGCTTTTCCTGCTCCTGGACTGGGATGGAGAAGTTGTTGATGGAGATCATGGTTTCAACTCCATCCCATGCGCTTCTAAAACTCTCCTAATCTGATTTATTGCCTTATCTCCGCAGCCATTATATTGCCTGAATGAAGTTTCACTCACCATTGCTATCCCTTCAAGGGATGATGGGGTATATGGGGAAAAAGCAAGCCTTATGACTTTTTTCACCCTCGGTGTGAACCATGGGAGGTTTTCGTCAAGCGGAGTTTCCCTCCCCTTCCACTGCCCGCAGAAGTCGTCGCTGTACATCTTCTCTTTCACTGGGAAAACGCAACATTGCCCAAAATCTTCTCGGAACGATTCGTTCCCCTCAAAGAATTCCGGGAACTTTTCGTGAGCCTCCTTTGTTGGGACTGGCTTGCCGTGGATCAAATACGAGATTTGCTCCGCTTTCCACCACCTGCACGTCGCGCAGTTATTCATTTTTCTCTCCTACTCCCTCGCCGCCTGGACTCTGAGGCGCGAACCATTCCTTGCGGAAGCGAGTCCAGACGGCTTAGGATGACTTGATTTCCGGCGGTTCGCGTCGTCGGTGTGGATTGAACTTACCGCTGCGGCTCGGGGAAGTCAAGGCTTTTCCGCAGGCGGTCCAGATCCACCCCATCCTCCACCCAGAGGATGCGCGGCCTCAATTCCTCGATGCCTCTCATTGGCGCTGCGGATGGCCTAGGAGGCGTCGGGGAGGTCGGTGCGCTGTTCATGCCGTCTTCCTGCCTCTCCAAGACGCCCAGGCCATCGGGATCGCCGCGCTGCCATGATCCTCCTTGAGTCGGTCCATGATGCGGTCGCCCGCCGCCAACTTGATCGCGTCGAGCCCCAGGTTGGAGATCAGGATCGTTGGGAGGAGGTTGTTGTACCGTCCGCAGACGACCGCGTTCAGCATGGCCCGCTCGTGGTCGCTGCCCAGGCCAGCACCAACCTCGTCCACAACCAAGAGCCCGCGCCCCATGAGTCGCCCCAAGATCCCTTTCTCCGTCGTGCCATGGTCCTCGTCGTTGTAGCTTTCTCGGACCTCCTGGGCGATCTCGGCGGCGGTGATGTATTCCCCGGCGAATCGGTTCTGGTCGATCCGGAAGCGGTGATGCAGGGCTGCGATTGCCAGATGCGTCTTGCCGGTGCCAGGGGGGCCAAAAAGGAGAACCATCGCGGAGCTTTTTCGATCCATCGCCATGCGCTCGATTGCATTTTTGGCTCGCTGGTGTTCTTTCGTGGGGGCCTCGAATTCCTTGAGCCCCTTCCCGATGTACCGGGATTTTACCCCTCCTTCCCTCTTGGCGCGATCCCATGCGCACGAAATTTCGATAGCCTCTTCCCGAGCCAAAAACTTGCGTCCGTGTTCGGTTGCGCAAAGCTCTTCAATCCTGCATTGAAGCCTTGCAACCTTTTCTGGATCGAAATCGAATTCTCTTTGGCTCCTACGAAGCTCTCGTATCTCGAATTCCGTCCATTCGTATGTTCCCGCCTCGAATATGTTGGCTGGATGGACTGGAAATTCCATTGGCGCACGCGGACTATTTATTGTATTCGTCAAGTCCTGCGGTGTAATCCGTTGTGGCAAATCCATTGAATTGCACTCCTTTCTTTTGTGGGCGCTGGTCTCTTTGTTTTGGTGGTGGGAATATTCCGCGATAATGCTTTTCAATCGACGACTCTATCCAAAGTATCGCCATTTCTGGAGTCTTTGCTTCTCGTTCAAGTTTATTGAAAGAGATTGTCGCCGACGCTTTCGTTACACGCTCCTTCCTCTCGTGCCGGTCTGAGGTCCAGGAATGCCATGCGCAGATGAATTCTGGAGTTTGAAAGTGAAGCGGGATCATGTCGTCGAGTTCGTCAGCCTGGAATGATGGCCTTCGCTGCTGTTTCCCTTTTGTTTCTTGGAGAACCTTAGAAGGAGAACCTTTAGGGGAGTACCTTACTGTCCCGTTTGGGGGGACGGGTGGGTGTCCCGTTTGGGGGGACACCTCCTGTCCCGTTTGGGGGGACGGGTCCCCATTTGGGATGGGTCCTAACCTGTCCCGTTTGGGGGGACGGGTTACCGCCTCAACCTGTCCCGTTTGGGGGGACGGGTGCCAGTGCTTTGCCAGGGTGATTCGGTACACCGTCGGGCACCCTGTCTTTGATTCCCGCTCAAGCATTCCACGAGATTCCAGGGCGCGAATTGCAGCGAATAAGGTGTCTCGTTTGATTCGGCAGATCGCGGCCATGGATTCGGCGCTAGCGTAGCATTCGCCACCATTGGCGCGGCGGGAAATGTGGCAGAATACGCGGAATTCCTGCACCGTCAATCCAGCCTCATCGAGACTGGAATGAATGAAGGAGGATCCGTCTTTATTCTGCTCAGATTTCATTCCTTTCCGGCTCCGTCAAGCGTCTTAAGCCGCATCGCCGGCCATTTAGGGTGCTTGTATTCGTCTGCCTTGGTCATTCTGGTCTCCAAACATGAACGCCCCAAGGGCATCCTGATGACGCCCCATCACGTTTCCGCTTTGGGCAGGAGGAGCCTTGGGGCTCATTCGGTTCCGTCGGTTCCTGGCGTCACTCAGACCGTTAGTTGTTCCCCGTCTTCCCGAGGTGCCAGCCGGTGCGCCCGGCGTCAATTGTACGGGTCTCTCCCCGCTTGTCACCGATGGCCTGCGAAGAGCTACAACGCCCAGCCCGCACGGTTTGCGTCCCCTCAATCTACTTCCCCTCCGCCACTCCCGCAACCGGAACGAGCGTCCCGGTCGTCACCTTCCCAGCGATCCATGCGATGCCCGCGGGCGTGAACCGCGCCTGTCGGAAAGCGTGGCCGTGTTCTTCCCCTACCTTGACCTCGAAGCGCCCGGTGTCGAGATGTTCAGCAAACGGCACCAAGTCCCCGCCTAGGCGGTACATGATCCGCCTGGACTCCACGGCGGCCACAAATTCCCGCTCCCGGATCCCGAGGATCTTGGCGACCGCGCGGATGGGCTGCGAGGTCTTCGCTTGGACGTACCGGTCCCGGAACTCGACGGCGGTCTGCGCCTCTGCCAGGGCGCCGCGCTGGTCCTCGATGATGCGTTGCTGGTCGGCCGCGAGCTGGAGAGCGTCCGCGAAGGTGCGAGGGATGGCCAGGGAATAGCCTCCGGTGCGGCGGATCTCTGGAAGGACCTCGTGGGTGATCCACCGTTTGAAGGCCTTCGCTTCAGGCTTGCGGGACCCAAGGACCAAGGCGTAGAGGCCCGCCTCCGAAATCGTGGTCACCTGTTGGGGCCCGCCGGGGGTGTCGGTTGAAGCGACCCCCCTTTCATCTTCATCCAGGCGTGCGACTGCATCGCGAGGATTCGCGACGTCTAGGGCCCGGCAAACGTCGGCAGCGACGAACCACGGCTCCCCTTCCTTTCCGATGGTCCGGATGTGGGCCCCAATCGCTGGATTATCCCAGATGCGGACCTGGTTGGTGTTTTCTGGCTGAAATTCCACAATTTCCTCCAACGAAAAGACCTCCTGGATCGGGGGTTTGACGGACTGGGCACGCGTCCCAGCGGCCTTGCGGCCACCCCCGGCCCAGAAGGCCGAAATTGTTGCGTGATGGCTTCCGCAGTGGGCCGTCAAACCCGGGTGCGGATCGGTTGAACTTACTTCCCTGCTCCCTCTAGCGCAAGCGGCTCGCGCTTCGGATCCGGCCACAACGTCACCGGAAGACCCATCGCGGCCATGTGGCGAGCCGTGCGCCGGAACTCCTTGGTCTGGTGACCCTTGGCGTCCTCCCGGACCTCCACGCCGCCCTTGCTGTACGCGAAATCCGCCGTGTAGGTGCCGATCTCGACCCCCTGGACCAGGAGCGGGAACTTGACGTGGTGCCGAAGATCCGAAATCTCGCCTATCCGCTGGAGGACGCGCAGGGTGTTCCAGCGGGAAAGCTCCAGACCGCTGTCGAACACCTCGGCGTCCTGGACGCGCTTCCGGTTCCCCATCTTCGACCGCTTCCGCTCGCCCCGGATCTGGGCCAGGGCGGCGGCGATGTCCTCGGGAGTGCTCACGGAATCGTCCGTTCCAACGTCTCCTCGACCCGGAAGGCGTACCCGCCAACGTCGCGCCAGTGGTCGTCGTAGTTTGCGTCTCCCGCCATGATCCGAGCCACCTTGTGGAGGATCATTTCCAACGCTTCCTGCTGGTGCGGATCGAGTTGCGCCCAGGCTGAGACGACATGTTCGTGAGTTTGAACCCGCTGGAAGTCCATCCCACGAGAGCCGCGCACAACCCGCTTGAGTGCCTGTGCGATGTCGGATTGCGTGCGGAAGTCACCGTGCCTGGATTTCCTCGCCGCAAGCAGTGCGTCCATCTTTTCCTCTGCCATCATTTCTCCTTCACTCTGATTGTTTTCGCCTTCGTGATCCGGCTCGGCCTGGGAACATGGGGCATTTCGCGTAGCAGGCCACGGAAGCCGGGTATTCGGTTTCGCCCGGGTTCACCCGCGGTCCTCGCATTCCCGTGCCTCCAGGAAGTCCAGCACGTCCTGGACGGTGCGCCATTTCATCGCGTCCTCCCACTTGATCGTGCGCTCCGTCTCGTCCTCCAAGCGGTCGCAGATGATGAGCTGAGGGCACCAGATGGCATCGTGCAGGTGCGCCGGGCCGAACAGGTCTTCCCAGGTGGAGGACGGGAGGACCGTCTCGGGGATGCACTTAGCGAGGTCGGCCAGGATGATTCGGAGGGCGGGGAGGGTCATCGATCCCTCCACATTCTGCACCATCCAGGAAAGAACAGCGCCCAATTCCTGTCAAAGAAACCGAAGAACAGACACGAACGGTATCCGCCATCCCCGAAGTAGAACGTGATATGCGTTCTCTTCCAGTTCGGCGGACCTTCCATCAGATCGAATCCAAGCATCTCTCCTCCTCGCCTTTCGGCATGTAAGCGGGATTTCCGGATTCGAACCGGATCAGATGGTCGATCAAGCCATCCTAGCGCCATGCAATCCCAACGCTTCTCAAATCCAGGGCGCCGACGTTCCCGAAGTCCAGCCGCCGCCCCTCAAGTTCTCCTGAGCGCGGAACTGTACCGCGTCGGGATGGCTCACTCCACCACAAAGGAATAGGAGCGGGCCGTCAGAGATCATCCCCCGAACGGAAGATCCTCGTCGTACTGCGGTTTGGCCTTCGGTGCCTGCGGAGCTTTGGGTTTCCCGGCCCGTGCGAGCTTGAGGAAGCCGTCCATCTTCGACGCGATCTGTCGCACGTCGCCAGCCTCCGCCTTCTTCACACCTCCGCCCGCCGTGGAGTTGAGGAAAGCGACCTTCTCGCGGTCGACCCCGTTGTCGTCCGTCTCCCATGCGCAAACGGCCATGACCTCCACGCCGTTGAAGCATGATTCGTTGAGTTCCGCGAACGATTGCCCCTGCCATCCGAGGACCTTCTCCAGGGTCTCGATGGTGCGCTCCTGGGTGGCATCTGTCAGCCAGAGGTCGCACCAGAGATTCCGGGAAATCTCACCTTCGTGCGGCACGGAGGCCAGCGAGATCTTGACGGAAGGCGTCCCCTTGTTCTTCGAGACGGCGAGCGCGTTGCCGGTGACCGTGCAGCGGACGTAGTGGTACTTCTCAGACATTGGATTCTCCCTTGGTTTGCTTGGCCTTTTCGATCTGCGACTTGATGGTTTCGAGTGACGGTTTCTTCAAGAGCCAGACGTGGACGGCTTCCCGCTTGTCTTCCGGGGTTTCCGCGATGAGTTCGCCCGTCAAGATTTCGCGCTCCACGGAATCATCCACCACGCCGGTCGTCAGCCACGTCTTGAGCTTCTGGCCGACATCCTCGGTCAGCTCGAAGAACCGGCCATCGAACAATCCGGTGCGATCCTTCGAGGTCGAGGCGGAATGGCTGAAATCCAGATCGAAGACGGATGTAAACTCGAACTCCGATCCATCGCGGGCAATCGGAGCCATGCCGATCTTCCGGGGGACCTTCTTCCCCTTGTCATTCTCTTCCAGGATATATTCTGTCTTGGCCCGAAGACACGCGATGATGTGCATCTTCGATTGGAGTGAGGCATCCATGACTACCTTCCACTCCTTCCCGGCTTCGGCCCAATTCGTGTACCCGTTGCCACCCTTCTTGTCCATCGCGTCCTTGAGGGACAGTACGGCCTCCCAGACGTGGGAGTAGCTGTCCACGATCAATGCATCGTACCCCGCCTTCTCAGCGTCCCGGATGGCTCCCGCGAAGTCGCGAGGAATGTACGGCGGCTCCAGGTTCTGCACGTCGAAGTCGTGTCGGTCAGCGTAGAGGCTTGCGGAACGATTCTCGGTGTCGATCAAGGCGATCTTGCCGGTCGGACCCACAAGGCCACGGGCGACCCGAAGCGCCCCGGTGGTCTTGCCGGAACCGCTTGCCCCGGTGATCGCGATCTTGAGGAAGATCGCCTTTTTGGATGCTTTCTGGAAGGCCATTTATTTGATCCTCAGGGAAGTGCCGCGCTCACCAAGCTCAGCCACCGCTTGAGCGGCTTCGATGCCCTTGGCGAGATCTTCGCGAATCGCGGCGGTGTTGATCTTGACCTCCGTCACCAGATAGGCGACCGGGATGCGTTCCACGTCCTCGGTCAGCATCCGCATGGGCGCGATGCCTCCATTTTTCTGGATAGTGAACGTGTACGGCCCAGCCTCAATCTTCGTGGTGCCGTTGGTTTCCAGACAGGACTTGGTCCAGTCCTTGAGCCGCTTCGCCTGGTTCTCGATGGCCCTGCGACCCTTCGCGAGCTTTTCCTCTTCGGCCTTGCGCACGGCGGCGCGGGCTTCAAGTTCGCGGTGTAAGCGCCCGATGCTCTCCAGCTTCGCGGCGAGGTTGCCCTCCGTCTCCTGGAGCCAGCGGTCGAGGATGCCCTCCTGGTCCACCACCTCGCCGGTATCCGGATCGACGGCGGAGAGCATCAGCTCTTCGAGGGCCTGCGCTTCCTTGGTGAGGTCGAGGAGGTTCATTCCCCGCCCCCTTCCGCGCCGGTCCGCTCAGGCTTGATCGTGTGCTCCGAGGCGATGGCGAACGCTTCCTTCGCGGAGACGGCACGGGCCTTGTAGGACGACCGGACGACGTGCGCGATCGCCGCCGCGCCGCTGGTGGCCTCGATCAGACGCGGGCCAACGGACTCGATTCCGGGGCGCTCGACGAGGTAGATGCGTGTTGGGGTGCTCATGCTTTGGCCTTTCTGGCTTGGTTCTTCAGGCGCACGATTTCGCGGCCCTGCTTGTTGATGGTGTCCTGAGCTTCGAGAAGGCGGTCGTACCACGGCCCATTGGATATCGTGCGATGCGATCCGTTGAGCAGGTCCACCGGCTCCCACTTCAGGGGCTTGGGGGTGGGTTTGGCGGGCAGCTTGACGAACGGACGAGGGCACGCAAATCTGCAAAGATTGATCTCCGAATGATCCGCCAACCAATTCGATCCAGAGACCTTTGGCTGTGCGCAGTTCACGCAGTCGCATCCCGTGCAATTGGATCTCTCTTTGTCCGTCATGAGGCGATATCCGAGAGATTCCGGTGTTGCGTCCCGCTTCGCCCCGCTCATCGCTTCGCCGCCGTCTTCTCTGCCTTGGCGACATCGGCAAGCAGGACGCGGCGAACGTACTCCTGTCGCGTCTCCTTGCGCTTCTCGGCCTGCTCGTCGATGCGAGCGTAGTCGATGTCCTGGAGGATGAGTCCCCATTGGAGCTTGGTTCTGTTGATCGGCATTTCGTCTCCTTCTGGGCTCGTCCGGCCCGCCAGTAGAGTATAGGGCGAGGGACGACGAAATGCAAGGTCCTTGGGCGTTTATTTTCAACTTTCCGAGGCGACGGAATATAAGTTTGAAATAATTTGCTTTCCATCTTTTCCGAGTCCATATTGTAGAGATCGGGAGGGCGGTCACTCTCCCGGCGTCACATCAACATCGAGGACAACATGATCCGCATCGACGCCATCTACCAGAACCCAATCACCGGTGAGACCGAGGAGCGGACGTTCCGGACCAACAATTCTGGCGCATACCTGTTCACGGGCATTTCGGAAAACCGGCAAATCTCCTGCGAGAGCGGATTCCGGGATGCTCGCCGCATGAAGCGGGCTATCCGCGAATATCTCCGCGCCACTCTCGGTTGCGACAGCGGGAGTCCTGAACTCGGTCGAATCCGCTACCACGCCTAACCCTCCGCCCTCCTCCGGGAGGACTACCACCTGCCCCCGGCAACGCGCCGGGCCGGCGTCACATCAACATCGAGGACAACATGAGCATCCCACGAGATCCATACCGCGAATGGTCTTACGCTGACCGCTGCGATGCTTGGCGCAACGCTGAGCACGACGACCGCGAGACCCGCGCTGCCGTACGGCGCTGGGATGATGATTCCGAATCTTCTGAGCGCGCCTATCGGTCGTGGCAATCTGGCAGAGACTTCTCCGACCCCGATCCAGACGGGCGATTCCACTAACCCCTCCGCCCTCCTCCGGGAGGGCTCCCACCTGCCCCCGGCAACGAGCCGGGGAACCCTTGACGGAAGCCCCTCGCTGGGAAACTGGCAGGGCGGTCACTCTCCCGGCGCAACTCCAACATCGAGGACAACATGAGCATCGACTACGCAACCATCCGCGAAACTCTCCAGGCACTCGACGTGGCCCGCGCTCACTACAATCGGATCGCCTCCACGCAGATTGGCGTGATCTCTGGCGGAATCGACCTCAGCGAGGACGGGCGCGAAATCGACCGCCTCTGCGAAACTGGGTTTGCCTTGGTCGAGGCGGCGATCGAGAGCGGTGCTCGCCTGTCGCATCTGGCCGCAGTGATCGCCGAGTATGGCGCGACCCAGGGAATTCAGGACCTCATCCGCAACGCGCAGTCCGAGGCGGAATACCGTCGCCGTCCCGAGTACTCGCGCTAACCCCCTCCGCCCAACATCACAAAATCGAGCGAGGCAATGTCAATCAATCATCGAAATTTTGAACTAAAAGCGTGGAAAGCTGGCGAGGCTGCTGCCAGAAAATCGCAGCGCATCTCTGGGTTCACTGCATGCAAGCCGAGTGGCGATAGATCTGAATTCGACACAATAGCGCAAGCTGTGAAGTATTTGGGGGCTGAGCGGGGGCGCGTTATCCGTAATTCCGATTACGTCAAGGTCTACCAGCAATGAATTTCATTCGATTAGGCGACGGCATCGCTGCGGCGGTTAATTGCGCAAACAAGTGCGACACGCTGTTGTTCGACCCCCCGTGGGATATGACCGTTCCGCCGCTGCCAGCATTCATGAATACGCTCGCGTTTTGTGATGGATTTCGCGCTAGAGATATAGTCGCTCGGTTCGGCGCTCCAACATGGGTGTTTACATGGGATTGTGTGTCCAGTTGGTTTACACCAAATCGACCATTGCGCAGAGCAAAATACTGTTTCGCTTATTTCGATATAAGTAAATGTTCGCCGCGAGCATATCGATTCGGTTCCGCCGGGAAGCCTCGTGTCGTGTCTAATTCGCGAGGCACGTTTGCGTACGTTCCTGATGGGGAAAAAATGTTTTCTGATGTATATAGTAGCCCGATAACTGCGCGAAAAACGAACCATTCACACGCAAAACCTATTGAATGGATAAGCTATTTGATGTCTGTCGTTTCCGCTCGCAACGTATTCGACCCGTTTGCAGGATCTGGTGCGGCATCGATTGCGGGAATAGATTCCAGCATTCATGTTGTCGCGTACGAAATAAATCCAATAATTAGAGACGAATCGAATCAGCGAATAATGAATCACAAAAAACGAGTCGCTCTGGATTTGATTACAATGGATATCTAACCCCCTCCGCCCCGCTCGGCAACGCGCCTGGCCGTCCTCGCCTGACGCGGGGGTGACCGCCTCACGGGCGGGGCTCTTTGCGCCACCACCAAACACAGAAAGACGAAAAATGGACTGGAACAAATTGACCGACGAGCAGTTCGCCGCGGCCGCGAAGGGCAGGCCGGGGACCGCGCTGGCGTTCGCCGCCGCACGGCTGACCGACGAGCAGTTCGCCGTGGCCGCGAAGGCCTGGCCGGGGGCCGCGCTGGCGTTCGCCGCCGCACGGCT